CGAACCGATCCGCAACACCGCGCTGCCGCCCGAATGGCGAAACTGGTAGACGCATGGGACTTAAAATCCCCCGCTCGTAAGGGCGTGCCGGTTCGATTCCGGCTTCGGGCACCATTCAAAATCAAGCAGTTAGGCTGCTGTCCTCAAGTAAAATCAAACTTCTATCTGGTCCGCAATTTAAAAGTTGGTCCGCAATTCATTTTGTCGGAGTCACTTTCTTACCTTTTCGCTCCCGTATGTATTGCTCGGTCATTCCGACGGTAGTATGCCCAAGTTGATCTCTGGCCTTCATGATGTCGCCGCTTGATTCGGCCTTGTCCGTACCGGCTTTGGCCCTCAGGTCGCGCAATTGGAACAGCTTCTTGTCCACCCCGGCCGCCTCCCTGGCAAGGTCGAATCGCCCCCTCAACATGGCAGCGCTCATTGGTGTACCATCCTCTGTCACGATCAGTCGCGTTGACCTGACCTTGTGCCCGGCCTTCCTAGACATGATCCTATCGATCACCCCCTTCAACTCCCCGATGATCTCGATCCGTCGCTTGGTTTCCGTCTTCCCTTGCTTGACCCATATCTGCCCGCTGCGAACGTCGCGCTCATCCATGAGCCGCATATCGGTTACTCGCTGCCCGGTCAGGTAGGCAAGATCCATCGCATCCTGCAGTCCAACTTCGGCCTTGTCGTAAACCAGCTTGTAAAGCTCATCCTCGACATATACGTCCCGGCCAGCCTCCCGGTTGCCCTTGATGCCTGCGCACGGGTTAGCCAGTGCCGTGTATCCGACATCCCGAGCGAAGTTCCACATTGCACTCAATAGCGCCTTTTCCCGATTGGCCCGCACAGGTGCCGACTTCCGATAAGTGAGGTATTGCCGAACATCGACGGGGCGGATGCTTTCCAGTGGTGCAGGCGGGTCGTCGAAAAACTCCATGAGCTTCTTCATTTCCCTGATGTTGTCCTTTTGCGTGGCTGCCCCTTTGGTCGGTACCACCTCCACCAGGTACTTCTCGGCGACGTAGCGGACCGTGATGACCTGGCTCACTAGCGTTGTAGCAGTCCGATCGCGTTCCAGTTCCGCATATTTCATGACAGCGAGTCCATAATCGGACCCAAGCGGTATTTCTTTACGCGGCTTACCGCCGGCGTCGTAGTAATAGAACGTCCGGCCGCTTGCCTTCTTTCTCTCGCGCATCCGGGCGATTGATCCCGGCTTGCTGGGCCTTCTTCCCATATCACCCTGCCTTTCGTGATTTCCATGATGGCGTTTCTGGCTGAACCGGACCGACCGCCGTCACTGCGTTCGCCGTCACGCTCGGCCAGCCATTTACCTTAATTGTGTGCCGAATGCCATTTCTCTTGAGATTGGTGATCTGGCCGGCCTTGGTGCGCGCTCCTGTGAGCTGGCACACTTCCTCGTGACTCAGGAACTCGATAGAGCTCATTGGGTGCTCCATGGCCGCCCAGTGGCGGCAGAAGGGGTTAATCCCAGTCCTTGCTCAGCGCTGGACGGGTGGCGGGGATGGTTTTGAGGGTATGCAGGTCCAGCAGGGTGAAATAGCCGCGATCTGGCATCCAGCCACCGGTGTCGATGTGGTGGACGTTGCCGAGAACTGCCGGGTATTTCATGGGCGTGTGGCCAACAACCATGGCGCGGACACCCTCGACGCCGTGGGTCTCGACCATATCGACGCGCTTGCGTGACCACATGCAGCTGTTCTGCACCAGCTTCAGCCGCTTGTTGCTCTCCGGCTGTTCGAGTTCGGCGCGCATCTGCTCCCAGGACGGGAAGGGGCAGTCCGCATGAACGATGCCGATCAGCCCCAGCGGCGTTTCTACTTCGATGGCGATCGGCAGACAGGCGAACTGCGCGGCGAACTCGTGCTGCTCGTCACGGTTGATCCCGGCGAACCATGACCCGCCGTTGTAGACCCAGTTGTCGACGTCGCAGGTGTCGAAGCGCACGACATAGTCGTCATGGTTGCCCCGCACCGGGTGGAACCATGGCTTGGCCATGGGCTTCCATGAAATCCAGACCGGTGCGCTCGGCTACGAGTACAGCATCGAGGAGCTCGGTTACGCGCAGCTCAATGGTATCAACATCGACAACGAGCGCGCGATCGCGGTGCGTGACGGCGTCGAGAAGGGCCTGAACCAGATCTATCTGCAGGGCGGCCTGATCGCCAGCACGAACGGCAAAACCCAGGCTGTGGGTGAAGGCCTCTACACCGGCTCGAACGTGCCGCGCCTGGACGTGGCCGGCACCATCGCTTCGCTGGTAACTGCTGGCGATGCTCAGGGCGTGCTGGACATCTTCTCCAACGCATACAACCAGGTCTACCTGGTCAACACCAACACCGTCCACGTGCCGACCGCGTTCGTGATGCCGCCAAGCATCTACCTGCTGCTCAAGCGCACCCTGCTCAACACCGGTAACGCCAGCAACTACACGTTCCTGATGTTCTTGCAGCAGAACTTCCCGGACATGATCTTCCAGGACGACATCCTGCTGGAGAAGGCCGGCAAGAGCGGCAGCAAGCGCCTGGTCACCTACAAGAAGGATATCCGCGTGGTGAAAGGCCACGACGTGATGCCTCTGCGCTTCCTGGCGCCGGCCACCGCCGACAACGTCAACTTCAAGGTGCCTGCCATCTGCCGTACGGGTGGCGTGGAATGGCGCATTCCAAAGGCCGCCGCGTACTTCGACGGTCTGTGATTCTCGGGGCTCCGGCCCCCCCTCCCGGAGATTGCGACATGGATATCACCTCAGACGTGATCGATGCCTTTCGCGCTGCCTACCCTGAATTCTCCGACAGCGCCGCCTGGTCAGCCGGCCAGATTCTGGTCGCGCTGCAGGACGGCGACAACGAGACTGGGTCGCGCTGGGGGGCATATGCCAATCCGGTGCGCTCAATCAAGCAGCGGGGAATGTTCGCCTACGCCGCCCATTCGCTGGCCAAGGGCAAGATGCGCGCCCAGCAGATGGAGTCGGGATCGATCCCTACGGCAGGCGCTCAGGTTTCTGCAAAGTCGGTCGGCGATGAGTCGACCAGCTATGCGGTGAGCGCGCCTGACTACGCGCAGGCTGTCGGTGACGGTGATCTTTACCTGACCACCTACGGCAAGGAATTCCTGCGCCTGCGTTCGCGCATCGTCGGCCCGGCCATGGTGTAGCCATGGGCATCAAGGTTGATGTGAGCGGACAGACCAAGGCTCAGATGCGCGAGACCCTGAAGAAGATTCAGGCGCGCATTCGGGATCGTGCGGTTTTCATTGGTATCCCTTCTGGCTCCGGCGAGCAGGACGGCATGACCATCGCTCGCCTCGGAGCCATTCATGAGTTCGGGGCAACGATCGATCATCCTGGCGGCACCCAGTACGGATACAACAGCGTGGATGACGCCCATGACGGCAAGGTGCGCTTCCAGAAAACTGGCAAGGGCGTCATGTCACTGGGAGTTACCGGTCCTCACCAGATCATCATCCCTGAGCGCTCGTTCCTGAGGGCGCCGCTGCGCGCCCATACCGAAGACATCAAGAAGGCCTGGCGCGCGATCATCCCCAAGGTGATCTCCGGCGAGCTCACGCTGCTCAACGGCCTGCACCAGATCGGCAGTCGGGCCTCGGCCTTCTGCCGTGACGCGATCAAGGAAGGCATCAACCCGCCCAACGCCAAGTCCACGATCCAGAAGAAGAAGTCGAGCACACCGCTGATCGACAACGGGATTCTGGTCAGCAAGATCACGTATCGAGTGGAGGCCTGACCATGCTCACGATGGAAGGCCATATCGACTCGGACTTCGTATCGGCCCCGGCCGGTGGAGTGTGGTTGGTCCGGGCGGCCTCGGGTGATTACACCGGCCCAGGCGGGGTATGGGAGGAATCAGCAGCATCCTCCCGCACCCAGCTTACCGTGGTGAACATCCAGCAGGCCTCGCCGAAAAGCGTGGAGGCGATGGTGGGCACCTCCGGGGCATTCAACCCCCAGGACTGGAAGATCATCCACATCAATGATGGGGTGACCTACCTGTATCCGGACGACTCGGGCCAGTTCGCTGACCTTCTCGAGTTTTCGGATGGGCTTGAGGTGCGCCAATGGCGGGTCCGGCAGTGCGACAACAGACCGTGGCGCAGCTACTGCCGCGCAATGGTCGAGCGGTACCGAGGTGAAGGATGAAGGACATTGATGACCTCAACCCAATCCTGCAACAGATCGTCTGCACGCTTACCGGCGCGGCGGTAAACCGGGTGATCCTGGCAAACCAAGGCCGTCCCATGCCGGGCGGCACCGACCTGTCGGCCTCATACCTGCTGGTACCCATCAGGGCCTACGGCTGGCCGACGTTCAGCTACGAGGATGTGCCTGCCGATCCCCCAGCAGACCCATCACTCGGATCCTGGACCGACTACGACGTCACCATGCGCTCCACGATGGTGTTCACCCTTTCGGTGAACCTCTTCAACGAAGGCGCAGCCACGGCCGCCATGAGCTTGCCCAATGGCAATTTCAGGCCGGACATCGCTTCCCTGTTACGGCAAAACCGCATCGGGTGGTTCAGGACGAGCCAGCCGAGAAACCTGACCGCGCTGCAGAACGCCGGGATGCAGCCTCGCTACCAATGCGACCTGACGCTATACGCCGAGGTCGAGACAACCTATGCCGTCCTGCGCGCCGCCGGCTTCAGCTTCGAAGTAACCGACGCCCTGACTCAACAGAAACTTCAATCAGGACAATACAATGGCAGTTGACATCTCCAACATCGTTCCCATTTCGGTGTCGATCTCTTCGTCCGGTCTTGCTGGCGCCGACTTCACCAGTTCGGTGGCGTTTGCTGACCTCACTGACCTGGCCAGCGGCGTCACGTTTGCGGCCAACACCTATCGCGACTACACGGCGCTGAGCGACATAGTCACGGACTTCGGCTCCGCTTCCGAGCTGTACAAGCTGGCCGCGCCGTACTTCGCCAACAAGACCCGTTCGCCGGTCTTCACGGTGTTCATGAAGTCGGCTACCGGAGTCGATCCTACCGTGGTTGCCTCGCAGCTCGCGGCCTCGGGCATCTGGCGCTACAACCACTTCTTCAAGAATGGTGATATCACCGTCGCGAACGTTCCCGCGCTGGCCACCTGGGCCGATAGCGAAAACCGCCCGGTATGGGTATCGGTCAGCGATTCGTCTGCGGTTACGCAGGGATCGACCACCGACCTGGTGTCGATCATTGCTGGTCTGGGCGCTCGCCATGTGTTCCAAGGCTTCCGCGCACCATCGACCCTGACGGCTGATGCGACTCAGGGCTACCCGATGAACGCCCTGGCGGGCAAGTTCACCAAGTGGAATCCCGAAGGCCGCAACACCGCCATGACTGGCGAATACCAGAACCTGACCAACGTTACCGCCGACTCCCTGTCCGCCACTGCCATTGGCCTGCTGAAAGAGAAGAACTGCGTCTACTTCTCCAAGGTCGTTTCCAGCGGCAACACCACCGGCTGCATGTCGATGAACACCAAATCGCCATCGGCGAACGGTGAGTGGATCGACGATGTGATCGGCGTTGACATGCTGGTCAATGCGTTGCAGGTGGGCCTGTTCAACTGGCTGGTGCAGCCTCAGACCAAGCGCGGCCTGGACGCGAAGAACTTCGCCGGCGCAATCGCCGCCGCAGGTGACGTGTGCAAGACCTACTACGACAACGGATTCCTGGGTGCTGGCAACATCACTCACCCGGACACCGGCAACGACCTGTACCTGAGCAATGGGTACTTCATCTACAACGACCCAACCGATGTCGAGAGCCTGACCACGGCAGAACGGCAGCAGCGTCAGTACCCAGTGCTGAACATCTACGTGCTGCGCGATGGCGCCGCTCACTTCATCCCTGTCAGCCTCTACGTGGAGTAACAGTTCATGGCAATGATCGACTACGGAGCCGCTGGCGCCAACCTATCCATCAACGGCATCACCATCAGTTCATTTGGCGACGTCGACCCGCCGATCGTGATCGAGGACATTGAGCCTCGTTCTGCCCTCAAGCGCGGTACCGGCGGTCTGGCCGTGCGCCTGGATAACGTCACCCGCGCAAAGCGTCTGACCGTCAACTTGCTGCCCGGATCGGATGAAGCCCGCCAGATCATCGCCCTGGATAAAACCCGGGTCGACTTCTTTGGCACCTTCAGTCAGTCCGGTGCTGGTGAATCGCTGGTGTTCTACAGCGGCATCCTGGTGAACCGTGGCCAGATCGGTCGCGGCGGCAAGACCAACGCCTCCGACGACCAGTTCATCTTCGAGTTCAACGACTCCGAAGAAGTCTAAACCCAGCCGGCCGCTCCGGCGGCCATGCTCCGAGGAATACCATGGCTCGCTCCATTACCCTGACTATCGGCGGCGTTGAATACGGCGGCACCACCGCGCCGGCCAAGGCCCAAGAAGAAATGCTGCACCTGGCCGTCAACACCGGCCTGATCTCGTTCCTGAGCGACAAGAACCCATCGGGTGACGCTGAACTGGTCATGGCCCTGCTGCGCGCGCCGTACGACGCCATTCAGCGCCTGACCACGCTCGCGCTACGCAATGGTGCTGCCGACCTGATCCTGCGCGATGACGGCCAGGGCAACGTGGTTCTGCCCATCGGCCCGAACCTGTTCCAGGACAACATCCACTTCTACTATCTGCTGGTCGCCAACGTGCTGCGGGAGAACCTCAAGGGTTTTTTCGTGCTGCTCCCTCAAGAAAGCGGCGAGCCAGCGGGCGCAGCGTAAGCAAGACCAACTGGTTCCTGTGGCGGCCCTGCGTGGCCTCGGCCGCCTGCCCAGCGCCGCTGGCGCGCTATGACCAGATGATCGATGGAACGCTGGATCTCGGTGACGTGATCGAGATGCACAGCGTGCTGGACGAACTGGAGAGCAGCTACGAGCGCGCGGTGAATGCGGCGCGCCAGCGGTGAGAGCGCTAGTCCAAAAACCTGCACCCATCGGCCATCAGATTCATAAGCAAGTGATCGACCCGGCACTGAAGGCTCACCTCCTGCCCCTTTGAAAGGCTCGCGATGCGCTCTCGGCTGTCCTGGCTGAACAAAGCTTGGAGCTTTAGTCCGGATCCTTCGCCCGAATCCTTCAGTATCAGGTACAAGCCGCCTGACACCGATCCCATGTTCGTTACCAGTCCACGGATTCGGACCTGCTGGTCTTTGTAGAGGCCGTCCGCCGCCACCTCGTTCCTATCGTAGTCAGAAAGAAGCTTGTGGAGCGGAACGGTTTTGGCAGCATCCGGCGTGGCCGCGTATCCAGGCGAAATACTGAATAGCACCGGTATCGATAGCGCGGCGCCAAGAGCACCAAAGAGTCTCATCCTTCTCATTAGCCTACTGCCGCGTCAGTTAAAGCAGCAGCTTATCATTACCCCCGGAGCGAACAATGTCCGAAGAAGTCATCGACGCGCTGCTGGTAAAGCTGGGTGTAACGGTCGACCAGGCAAGCTTCACCGAGAGTACCAATGCGGTAACGGGGCTGGATAACGCGATCAACCGCGCAGCGCGTGACCGTGGCAAGACCGGCATCGATCAAGTCGGCAAGAACATAGCAGCGACTGGCGCCAGCGCAAAAGGCCTGGAGCAGGTGGTCGACAAGTTCGACAAGACGGTAACGCGCGTGCCGCGCTCGGTCGGCGTATTGCAGGGCCGCCTTGGCAGTGCGACCCAGCAGATGGCGAGCTTTCGCAAGGAAACCCAGTCGGTGGTTGCGCTTCTCTCGCGCGGCGCTGCGGCAACAGGCCTCGGGCCGCTCTCTGGCAGTATGTTTTCCATGCTCGCCGGCGGCGGCCCGCTGGCCCTGATGGCGGCCGGGGTGGGTGGGCTTGCCGCCAATTCCTTCTCCTATGCCAATGGGGCGCTGAGCACCGAAGTGAGTTCCAGTACCTTTGGCGTGTCGAAGTCAGATTTTCAGAACTTCAACCGCTTCGGCAAGAAGGTAACCGGCGAAGATGACGTCGGCACGCAGATATTGCAGGCTGCGCAAAAGCTGAAAATGGCCTCTGCTGTCGGCCAGGTGCCAGTCGATATTGCTCGATACGGCGCCTCACCGGCTGATTTCGCTGATGCCTACAAGAGACCGACCATGGAGGTGGTCGATCTCATCCAGAAGCAAATCCGCAATGCACGCGACCCCATATCGCGCCAAAACATCGGCTCCGCGCTCGGCCTCAGCCAGTCCGGAATCATGGCTGTGGGCGAGGATTACCGAGCCGGCATACAGCAGGTGAACAAGGCCGGATCAACTTACACCGACCAGGACGTCGAGAATGCTCGACGATTCGAGGACTCGCTTGTAGATCTTGCTGCAGACTTCGACCGACTGCGCAATAAATTGGGGGCTGAATTCCTTCCGTCGCTCGATAACTTCGTCCAGCGCGTGGACGGTATGTTCGCCCAAGGCGGAATCGCAGACCGGATAACCCAGTTCGCCGAACGGGTGTCCAAAGGAGACCTCAAGGGTGCGACCGAGGTGCTCAAGGACGAGAAGGTCAAAAATGCTGTTTCCACGTTCGTACATGACCGGATGCCCTTAGTTGACATCGCTAAAGGTACCTATCAAGGCGCATCGGAAGGCTGGGATAAGAATGGTCCAGTAGGGGCATATACCGGGGCCATTAAGGGGTACTTCGGGGCAATGGGCAATCAGGCCCCAATGGTTCGCGATTTACTGGAGCATGGCTACGATTCAGCCAAGCAAGCCATGTATGCCAAGATGCCAAGCGCCCATATCGATGATGATGTTACGAAGCCCTTGCGCCCAGAATACGCACCCGGGGCTGATGGAGGCCGCCGTCCTGCTGGCATCCTGATGCCCGAAGATCAGGCGGCCGCGCAGCGGCGGATCATGAAGTACTTCATGGACAACAACTACTCCACGGAGCAGGCATCTGGTATCGCGGCGAACCTCACCGCAGAAAGCGGCCTGAGGGTTGATGCTGTGGGCGACAACGGGCAGGCATATGGCCTGGCTCAGTGGCACCCGGAGCGACAGCAGGACTTCAAGGACTTCTTTGGCAAGGATATTCGCGGCTCATCCGAGAAAGAACAGTTGGATTTCATTCTCTACGAACTGCAAAACAAGGAGAAGGCTGCTGGCAAGGCACTCCTGAAGACGAAAAACGCGGCGAGTGCCGCTTCGGTCTTTCGCAATATGTATGAGCGTCCGGCAGACAACAAAGAGGACGAGGCTCGCCGCATCCTCTATGCCTACCAGGCGCAAAACTCGATCAGCACCGGCGCTAACGCAAAGGCAGCCAGTCTTCCCTCAGATGTGCCGTCCACCTACAACATGGTCGCCAATCCTCCTGCGCCGCCAACCGTGAATGCCGGTGGCGCTCCGGACGCCTCGCAGGCTGGCAATATGATCCATATCGACGCCAGAGGATCGACAGACCCTCATCGCGTTACAAGCGAAGCGGTGCGTGCCGTGAATGAGCAGCTTCAGGGCCAGATGACGGTCACGATGTCCCACATGAGCACGGATCTTGACCAATGAGCATTGCAGCCCTCTTCCTCAACAATGTCCCGACGCTGGGGGGCGAAGGCGTCTCGTCTCTGATCTTCGATGCGGTGCTGTCGGAAATGCAGTACGCCTCGTCTCGGCTGTCCCAGTACCCGCTGGAGAGCGGGGCAATCGCGTCCGACCATGCTATCCAGTTTCCCACTATGCTGACGGTGACGGTTGGGGTCAGTGATAACCCATTCAAGGTTGCGACTGCCTCAGCCTCAAATGCGGCCAGCGCGGCAGGATCAACGCTGATCGGTGCGGCCGCTGGCGCCATCGCCTCCAAACTCAGTTCCACGGCGCTCGCGCTGCTGGGCCTGGGCATGGGGGCAACGCTCTCCAGCTCATCCAGTACCCGCTCGACGACAACCAAGAACGCGCTCCACTACCTCAAGGCTACCGGGGTGCTCCTGAATTTTGTCGGCACCAAGGAGACCTACAAGAATGTGGTGATCGTGGGCGTCCGTAACGTGGTGGATAAGCGCTCCGAACTGGGCGGGATATTCCAGATCGACTTCATGCAGCCCACGATCATCTCCAATACCGGTACCGGTACGGTTAGCGCAACGCTGGGTAGCGGCACGGAAGCCACTCAGGGTCAGGCATCGGTCAACGCTGGAACGGTGGTGCCCTCATGACAACAAAAGTGCTTTCCCTGCCGAGCAGTCTCGCGTACTTCACGTTTCAGGCATCGCTCGGGAGCACCACCTACAAGTTCAGCTTTCGCTGGCTGACCCGATTCTCCTACTTCGTGGTGAGCATGTACGACTCCGCTGGCACCGCGGTATTCGAGGGGCGCGGCCTGCATCCAAACATGGACCTGCTGTCCGGCCTGCAACTCGGTATCGGCCAGCTGTACCTAGTCGGCACGCCCGCTACCGTGGACAACCTCGGGGCGGACAACACGCTCACCTGGGAATACTGACATGACAGTGCTTTATGGCCGCTATTACGAGCTCACGCTGTATTCGTCCAGCAGCACCGAGTACCTGACGATCAAGGCGCCGGTGCAGGTTCAGTTCCGGGTGTCGTACTACCCGGGGCGTGGATCGATCAAGGGCACGGCAGAAATCACCATCTACGGCCTGAATCTGGTCTCTATGGACCAGATCATCAGCAAGTACGACCGGGTCAAGCTGGTGGCCGGCTACGTCGGAGGCTACGACGCGATCTTCGACGGCACCGTGTTCACTCCCAGCAAAGGCAAGAACGGGCCCGAGCAGTACCTGCTGCTGTTCTGCTCGATGATGGGTATGGACGAAACGGCAGTCAGGATTAACAAGACCTGGGGCGGTGGAACGCGGGTATGCGACATCGTCAAAGAGATATCGAGCGACATTGGCATCCCGGTCACTTTTCTACCGGCTATTGATAACCAAGAGAATCAATTCTGGCCATCGAGGGGGCGCGTACGCACACTCTCCGTAAGCGAGCCGGCCTACAGCGCCCTTGATGAACTGGGGCGATCCTATGGATTCATCGTCTACCGCCTGGTCGACAAGATCCTCATCCTCCCTGGCGAATCGGCCGGCAGCGGCGTCAGCCACGAAATATCGGCCGACACCGGCATGGAAGGCTCCCCGGTCTACACCGCCGGCCCCACCGTCAACGTGGTGACCCGGATGAACACCAAGATCCTTCCGGGTGACGAGATCGTGGTGAAGAGCCGGTACAGCGTGGTCTCGGCGCAGAGCGCGAACTTCGTGGATCAAACCCAGTTCACGCAAACGAAGTCCGGAAAGTACTACGCCAGTTCGATTATCCACATCGGAGACTTCATGTCGGACCTGTGGTCGACCTCTATCCAGGGCTATGCCAGGGGCGTGGATTACAACCCGATCACGAAGGGAGACATCTATGGTTGATCGTCACCTGACCCAGAGTGAAATGCTGGATATGGCGTTCAAGACGAACATCGCCAAGATCTACACCAGCATGCCGGCGACGCTGATTACATACGACCCCGGCACCCAGCGCGCACAGATTCAGTTGGGCATCAAGCGCCGGCAGAAGGGGGTATGGGGGGATCTCGCGATCCTCGTGGATGTGCCAGTTGATTTCCCAGGCTCACAATCGTGGGCCTTTTTTTATGGCCTGAGCAACGGCGACGAGGGCTGGGCGCACTTCTCCCAGCGCTGCATTGATGAATGGCTCGGCGGCGGCGGGTCGGTACAGCCCGGCAGCCTGCGGATGTTCGACAAGACGGATGCCTGCTTCAAACCGGGGGTGAGGTCGTCGAAGACGGCCTTCGGGCCCATGCCCAATACCGGCGCCGGACTCACCAATAAGGCCGGGACAGTATCGATCACAGCAACCGATAGCGCGATTGACTTGGTGATCGGGTCGACATCAATCGTATCGACCGGCAGCTCAATCACCATGACGGTAGGTGGTCAGACGCTTGTGCTGTCATCGGCCGGCCTGCTGCACAACGGCGTGAACATCGGCCAGACCCACACCCATAGCGGCGTGCAGTCGGGCAACGGTACTTCCGGGCCTCCAGTGCCCTGACCAGCGAGACGCCCATGATCAGAAATTTCGACGGTACCGACCTCGTCACGAGCGGTGCCAGCACCTTCCTGTCCGACAAAGAAGAGCTTGCGGCCGGCGTCGTCTACATCCTGCGCCAGCTGCTCACCGAGGACTTTCTGAATCAGACCAAGGGAACGCCATGGTTTGACGGGATTCTCGGCAAGTCGGACGCGGCCATGATTGAGATCCTGCTCAAGCAATCGGTCCTCCAGTCCGCAAACGTCACGCAGATCACCGAATTCAGCATCACCCAGGAACGCTCGACCCGCACCTACGACGTGTCCATGACCGTCACCAACCAGACAGGCACCGTCGCCACCGTCACCTATACATCCTAGGAGTAACCTATGGCGGCAGTAACCAGTAGCGGCGTTACTCTCACCACTACGCAGGAATACCTGGCAGCGCTCCAGGCGGAATATCTCGACATTGACTCAGGGTGGGACCTCGATTCATCCACCCCCGACGGGATGGCGCTGCAGATCTGGTCGGAGACGCTGGGCAACCTCGACGAACTGGTCACCTCGGTCTACAACACCCTCGACCCGAATAGCGCCATTGGCCTGCAGCTTGACCGGATCGGCGCAATCAGCAACATCCCACGGGCCGTGGCCACCTATTCGACTTGCGCCGCGGTATTCAAGGGCAACGTAGGGGCTGCGGTTCCCGCCGGCACCACTGCGCGCAACAGCCTGACCGACACGCTTTGGGCCACCAATGGCGCGACCACCATCGGCAGCGGCGGCACGGCGTCTGTTGGCGTTACCTGCACGACCCTGGGCGCGCAAACGGCCAACATCGGCGAGCTATCGGCAATTTATGGGAGCGTGCCTCCCGGCGTCACCGGCGTGACCAACACCGCAGCCGCTTCGGTCGGTGATGATCAAGAGGGCGACCCGGACTACAGATTCCGCCGTAATGTGGCCGTGTCCACCCGATCCAGCAACGTCATTGACGCGCTGTACTCGGCTGTTTATTTGGTGACCGGGGTAAAGCAGGTTCGGGTATATGAGAACACCCGGACCATCGCGGACGCCAACGGCCTACTGCCCAAGTCGATCATGCTGATTGTCGATGGCGGGGCAGACGCCGACATTCTCGCGGCCTTCGCCTCGGTCAAGTCGCCAGGCTGCGACGACAACACCGATCGGACCGATCTGGACGCCTACAAGGTCACCGGCCTGACCGCTACCCCGTTGGGAAATCCGGTCACGCTGACCTTCTTCCGGCCTCAGTTGATCACGATCTACGAAGACATCTCGATCACCAGCACGACGCTCTCTGACAGTGACAAGACAACCATCAAGGACGCCACGGTATCGTATGCGCTGGAAGGATTTACGCAGACCAGCGGGTTCATCAAGCGCGGCTTCCAGATCGGCGAGAGCGTGACCGCCGGGCGGCTGTACACCCCCGCTAACTACGTGGTGGCCGGCGCCGGATTCATCAACTCGCTCTACATCGGCAGCAGCTCGAGCGCGGTCAACCTGCTGACCATTCCGATTGCCTACAACCAATTGGCCGTGTTCGACGATGACAACATCGACATCACCTACGAGTAAACCCCATGCCGGACGCCAATTTCGATTACGTGTCGAAGGCTGAGTCGCGCATATACGGGTGGTACCAGAAAGGCCCGAAGCTGGTCAGCTGGATCGATACCATCCCGTCGCTCGTTGCGACAAGCCTGGAAAACCCGCTGCAGATCCTGAACTACATCCTCGATTACCAGAATGTGTCCGGCGTGATGCTCGACATCGTCGGGCGGATCGTGGGCATCAGTCAGCGCCCGCGCATCTCCATGGCCGCGCTGGAGTACTTCGGCTACCTGGGCGACCTGACTGCCAAGGGATACAACCAGGCGCCGTACTACGACGCTACAGCGGCAACTCAGACCATTCCCATCCCTGATTACGCCTTCAGGTCGGTGATCAAGGGGAAAATCTACAAGAACTCCATTCTTTGCACTATCGATACCGTGAAGGCTGCCATAGACGATATCTTCGGCATTTCCTGCACGGTCGTCGACAACAAGGACATGACGATGACGATCAACCTGAACACGCTCTCCTACAGCAGCGTGCTCTATTACCTCGCCGTCAATTACGACCTCATCCCCAAGCCGATGGGCGTTGAAATCACTTCTATCAATGGGGGCAGTTAATGACTCGTCCAGCAAGTTACAGCCGTGTTTGGGCGGAAGACGCCACCTCTGACCAGATGGGTGGAGAGACTACGACTGCCGACCAAGGTGTGATTGAACAGGGCTGGGTGGGTAGCGCCAGCGCCGAGCCGCCTACCGCTCGGATGCAGAACTACTGGCAGGCCCGCGTGGATATGGGATTGCAGGAGATCGAACAGCAGGGCTTCCTGTCGTGGCGCTCCGACGTTCCATACAAGAAAGCATCTTTGGTTTATTACGCCGGATACTTGTTCCAGGCAAACTCGGCCAATACCAACATTACCCCGCAAGGCGCTTCGGATAACAACACCTGGAGTCTCATCCAGCCGGGCAACTGGCCTACTACGCCTGACAGTTTCACTGGAATTCTGCCGGTCGCCAAGGGCGGCACCGGGGCAAACAATAAGTCCGATGCGCTCTCGAACCTGGGGGGCGCACCACTTTTGTCGCCGGCTCTGGCCGGCAACCCGACCGCCCCAACACCCGCAGTTGGCGATAGTGACACCTCCATTGCCACAACTGCGTTTGTGCAGGCTGCTATGGCAGCTTTTGGGATAGGCACGTCTGATATGACGGACCTCCAAAATACCGATGCCAATACGGTCGTAGCGGGTGGCTTTTATCAGATGGGCGCGGGCACTACTAACATCCCAGCTGGGTTCAATAGCGGCGTGTTGATCGTTGCTACAAATGCCTCGACTTATTCTCAGCAGCTATTCATGCCGCAAGCGACTAACCGACTGTTTCAACGCGCTTCAAATAATGGGAGTTTCAGTGCGTGGCGAGAAATCGCCGGCCTTGATTCGCCAACCTTAACAGGCACCCCGGCAGCCCCTACTGCGGCTGCAGGTACGAGCACCACTCAGATAGCCAGCACCGCCTTTGTGCAGGTCGCGTCGGCGGCGATAAGCCCGGGCCGTCTTCTCAATGTACAGGTATTCAGATCTAGCGGCACTTACACCCCCTCTGCGGGTGTCAATTCAATTATTGTTGAAGTGCAAGCAGGTGGTGGTGGTGGCGGTGCGGCAGCCGCCACTTCGTCTGGCGGGTACTCGGCAGGATGCGGAGGTGGGGGCGGTGGATATGCAAAAAGCCGGATCACCTCGCCTGCAGTTACGGCAATCACAGTCGGGAGCGGCGGCGCTGGCGGCGCAAACGGTGTTTCCCAGCCAGGATCTAATGGTGGCGGCAGCGCCTTCGGCTCTCTCATTACCGCTTCAGGAGGAGGCGGCGGCAGCGGCCTACCGAATGGCAATGGTGCTCCCTTGCAACTGAACGGAGCCGCCGGCGGTCTTGGATCGAGTGGCAATATAGCGAACTCGTATGGCGGGGTTGGCGGCGCAGTTCAGGCCATGAATACGACAAACGTACTTTCTGGTGGAGGCGGTGCAAGCCAGTTGAGCCCTGGCGGCCCTCAGGTCGCTGGGGCGGCAGCAGGCCAGGCTGGTACATATGGCTCTGGTGGTTCTGGAGCCAACGCCACCAGCGTCACGGGCCCATTTGCGGGCGGCAATGGTGGTGTAGGCGCGGTTATCGTATGGGAGTATGCATGATGAATAACGTCACTGATTCGGCGCCCGACGTAGAAGTGCCTAGCGACGCAAAACACTATGCCATCATCAACATAGAGACTGGTCTAGTGGAGAACATTTCGCTCTGGAACGGGGTTGACGAATGGTCGCCGCCCGAAGGCTATATCGCCATAAAAAGCGACACAGCCCAGATTGGCTGGAGCTATTCCGCTGGAGTGCTGACCGCTCCCGCGATTGTCCCACCTACAGCTGCCGAAATTCTGGCGACCAATACTCGGACCCGGGACGCGCTACTTGCGGTGGCCACCCTGGCAATTGCGCCACTCCAGGACGCAGTAGACCTCGATGATGCCACCGCCGACGAAACGTCGCTGCTCAAGCTGTGGAAGCAATATCGAGTAGCCGTTAACCGAGTCGACCTCACGGTCGCCTCGCCTACATGGCCAACGCAGCCTTCTTCCTGAAAAATACCTTGGCCCTCACCTTGGAGGATGATTTAATAAATGACTTTAGGTGGGGTGGTTATGGATAGAAGTACGCATTATTCGGGTGCTGACGGAATTAGGGGGCTCGCATGCTTGATTGTGATCAGTGTTCACGCGGTAGCGATATTTATAACTGGATCATACGTAGCGTTAGTAGGCGCAGGTAAAATTGGTGTTTGGTTATTCTTCGTCCTTAGTGCATTCCTGCTGACATCTAAATTTGAGAGGTCTGGGTTTTCTATGTATTCAATTGGATCATATGCAGTGGGTCGAGCCCTAAGAATCATTCCGCTGTTCTCAATTGTCGCACTTTTGTATTATCTTTTGGGTACAGCAGGAATTACTACCACAACCGATCTGAAAGACGCAATTCTATTTAGAAATGGATTTGCTCATTTATGGACTATTCCGGTAGAGTTCAAGTTCTATGTATTCCTTCCAGTCATAGCATTTATTTTGATTAGAGCTAGATCTTTCAGTGGTCAGGCCGGTCTAGCTACTACCTCGGCCTTGCTAATACTTACTCAGCAATTGGCGTGGCCATACTGGAATACCCCGGAAAGCAGTATCTCTACCCACTGGTACCTGTCTAGCTTTACGCTAGGATGCTATGCCGCACTATCCATGGAATTCTACAGAAAGTATGTTACTGCAAGGACTGCTACGGTCGTCGGATCCCTGGTCATAATTCTTATGATTGCATCGAGTCCGATAGTCCGCAATGTTTTGTTTGGAATGCCTATAGATAAATGGCTGATGGACAAGTTTGTTTTTCTTAGTTTTCTCTGGGCCACCTTCATAATTGTCCTTGCAGATGGCATGGGTATAATTGGCGGTTTTCTGAGGTCTAGAGCTATAACTCTTCTCGGGGCGTGGAGTTTTCCGATATATTTGGTTCACTGGTATTTTTATATTACGCTGAACTCTGCACATCATGACAGTGTTTCATGGCTTTTCGTGGGAATGGCCTGCGCGATTATTGCAGGGGCGTGCTTGCACTTCATAATTGAGATGCCGATTGAAAAATTTAGGCACTCCCTTCAATCTAGATTCAGACCAAGGCTTGCTGCTGCATAGGCCTAAATTACACCACAAAGCCCGCTCAGCGCGGGCTTTTTTACGCCTGGAGAAAGGTGATGTTGATCAATAAGCAGCAACTGCTGCAGATACTCCCGAACGCCGGCCCAGTTGCCGGCGTTTTTGTTGATGCCGTCAACGCGGCCATGGCCAGGTACACCATCAACACCCCAGCTCGCGCGGCAGCCTTCCTGGCGCAGACCGGCCATGAGTCGGCGCAGTTCACCAAGCTGGCCGAGGACCTCAACTATGGCGCCCAAGGCCTGGCCATCAATTGGAAGAGCCGTTTTTCCATCGACCCCAGCGCCACACCTCCCCAGCCCAACCCATTGGCAATGAAGATTGCCCGGCAGCCCGAGGCGATCGCCAATGCCGCCTATGGTGACCGCATGGGCAACACGCTGCCCGGTGATGGCTGGCGTTACCGTGGTCGCGGGCTGATCCAGCTCACCGGCAAGGACAACTACCGGCTGTGCGGCGCGGCCATCGGCCTCCCTTTGGTCGATGAGCCAGACCTGCTGTTAGAGCCTGGCCCCGCAGCTATGGCAGCGGGCTGGTACTGGGACAGCAACAAGCTCAATGCCCTGGCCGACGCCGGCAACAACGCCGATATCGGCAGCATCGTGAACACCGGCAAAGCAGGGCGCATCCCGGCTGGTGCCGATGACCGCAAGGCCATTTACCTGCGCGCGCTGAAGGTGCTGGCATGAACGCACTTGCCTTGAAGTGGGCAGCTCTCGGGATGATCGTCCTGGCGCTGATGGGCGGCAGCGCCTACGGGGCCTGGTCCTGGCAGTCCAACAAGTACGAAAACCAGCTCGCCACTCAGTCAGCCAGCTTTCAGGCCGACTTACTCAAGATCACCACCGCCGGTGCGGCACAGACCAGCAAAGCGCTCGAGCAGCAGCAGGCCGCCGAACAGAAGGTTGCCGACCTAGACGCCCAACGTACTAAGGAGAAGACCGATGCACTCGTTGAAAATGACAAGTTGCGCGCTGCTGTTGCTGACGGCACTCGCCGGCTGCGCATCGCAGGCATCTGCACCGCAAGCAGTAACGGTAGCGGCGGGGTGCTCCAAGCCTCCAGCAGCCCCGGCGTGGGCGATGCAGCAACAGTCGAGCTCAGTGGAACAGCTGGACAAGCTGTTCTCGATCTCCGCGCCGAGCTTGTCGCCGAGCGCGCAGCCCTGACAGCTCTGCAGGACTATGTGCGGAGTATCCAGGCACCATAGAGTGCAGGCTCCTACCGTCACTTCCCGGCATTCGCCATTTCTCGCAGTCGCATCTCGGTCGCCTCGTCGAACAGGATGTACAGCGCCTCGATCCGCGCAGCTTCCAGAGTGCGCGCAGTTTCCAACCCAAGGACGAAGCCCTCGGCAAGCGCACCAGCCTTTACGGTGTAGTTCGGGGTTGCCGCTTCCTCGATCGCTGCAAGCAGGCGCTGGCTCACGGCGAGGATGGCCGGCGGGAGGATCATGTTCTCGAATGGCATGGCCAACTCCTTGTCAGTGGTCTGCGGGTGGATTCGCCGCCTCATTTGCAGTCAGTCGTGCCTGCCATGCCCGATATCCTACCAGCGTGTTCTCTACTGTCGATAATCTCAGGTAGGCGTCAGATAGCATCCGCTTGGTGCAGGCCAGTTCGTGCTTCACGCTGTCCCGCTCCGCCGACACCTGGGCGTTGATGGTCACCAGCTTGGCGATGTTGGCGCGGCACTGGCGCAGGTCCACCTGGTGCTCCTCGATCTCGGTCGCGAGCAGCACGCACTGCTGCTGGTACATTTCCAGAGGGGAAGGGATGCCCAGGCACCCGAAGTCGCTGTCGTCGATTTCCATGCTGCTGCTCAATCTGTGCTGTATGGGCGTACAGTATTCGAGTCTTAGTGGTTTCTCAAGTCGGCTTGGATGGGCGGTGCCCAGACTGCTGAGCGAAATCCTCCGGCAGATCGTCTTGGATGGCTTTGAGCATTTCCAGCAGCTCCATGTAGGGACGCTGCCCTGGCCCGCGCCAGGCGCAGGTCGGCCCGTGCTCGAACTCTCTATCCCGGTGCGCTATGAACTGCGCGGCCCAGCACTCCGAGCAGTTGATCATGTCGGTGGTGATGAGCCACTTCTCGTTCCATGTGAGGTATCGCGGGTCTGGCATGTTCCGCTCCTTGGATTGAGCGGTGAGTATAGATGAAGGGGATTTTCCAGCCAGGACGGCAGGAGGTCGGCGGGGATTCCGGGGAGGGTGGGTTATGCAGTTTCGGCATACTGTGTGTTTTCGGCGAACACGTGCAGGTCCGGGAGGGCCTCAGAAATACCCAGTTAAATCTGGGCCGCAATCGATTTCAGCTATCCGCAAACATTAAACGAAATGCCCGTTGTTTTGGATCGATTGCGGACCGGAAATTGGCGTACACGCCTCAGCCCGCTTGAGTTTATCCTAGGACTTAAAATCCCCCGCTCGTAAGGGCGTGCCGGTTCGATTCCGGCTTCGGGCACCATTCAAAATCAAGCAGTTAGGCTGCTTTCCTCAAGTAAAATCGACTTCCTATCTGTCCCCCAACTCACTTTGTGGTGTCACACCGCACCTGTGACGGCTTTCCGTACATCTATATCCAATAAAATCAGCGCGTTAGCGGGAATTTCTCGCGTAAATTATCGTAGGCACATCGCTCTTGGGACAAAAGCTTGCCAGCACCCGAGCTATTGCAGCCCCCGGCGCTAGGCGACATCGGAAGAGCGTCGCCCGCGTCCCAGACCGCGCTCGCGTAATCGGTCAGCATGGGTGTTGAGCAGGTCGGCATCGTCCTGGAATGCCAGGATCAGTTTCGCCACTTCCATGC